TGGTGCTGACACCAGAGCCGCCACCCGTCAGGGCCTTGGCGGTATCAGACAGCTCGTTGTTGCGAGCGAAAGCGGGAACATTGGATGACGAAAAAAGCGTTACGTTGCTCATGGTTGATTTACTTTCAGAATGAAGTTGGTTTAGCGATGGCACGGGTCAGGGCCATGAAGCCCTTTTGCAAGTCGGTTGTGCCGATGGCGAGCCAGCGTTGGTCTGTCTCTTCCATTTGACCGAGCTTGACAACAATATCGCCCACTTGCGCAGCGAGTTCTTTTACGCCGTTCATGCAAGCGATTTCGTGTTCGTTGAGTTCGCGGTAACCTTTGATCTCTCGGTGTTGGTTTTCCATAGCTTTCTCCTTACTTTCTTGCTTTGGTTACACGAATGTCGAACCCGGTGACCGAGTTCAGTCCCGGCGGTACAACGCCAGGGTTCTCCTCCAGAAACTGCGCCATGTTGCTCTGGGCGATGCGCTTCTCCAGCAGGTCAACGACTTGGTGCTCAAGCACGAATGCTTTGAACGAGTCCCAGTCCTGGGTGTTGTAGCGCGTCGTCTTGGTCAACGACACAGTACCGAAGGAGGTCTTTACCGATGTCAGCCCAAGGGCTTTCATCTGGTCCTTGATGGCCATGCGGATCTCTTCCCGCTGCTCTTCTAGATCAGCGAGTTGCTTGTCGAGCAGCTCCTGCCGGGCCTTGATCTTAGCGTGGATAGCGACCAGCTTGTCGAGCGGGATTGCTTCCACCGCCGGTGCTTCTTCAATGTCTTCAGTCACTTACTTTCTCCTATGTTGTTTGTCTAGCGTTTGACAGTTTACCTGATTTCAAATTGCGTGCAACCCCCTTTCAAGAATTTATTTCAAGTGCAAACATCTCGGTCAACAGCGTGTTGTCGCTGACCTTGGCGCTCAGGGCCTTGAACATTTTCTTCTCAACTGGCGAGCCCTGAATATGGATAACTGTAACTTTATCGCTACTCTGTCCCTTGCGATCCGCACGAGCGATAGCCTGGATGTATTGCTCAACGCTCATCAATGGGCCGTAGAACACCACCGTGTCGGCAGCAGTTAGGGTAATCCCGTGGGCGGTAGCTTGCGGTTGCATCACCAGGACCCGGGGCTCGGCGTCAGTCTGGAATCGGTGGATGATGTCAGCGCGTTTGTTCGCTGTCACACCGCCGTGAATACATTCGTTTGCAATACCCTTGGATGACAGGTGCGTCTGGATGGTGTCGATGGTTGAGCGGAACAACGCAAAGATGATGACCTTGCGTTGTGTCTCTTCCAGGATTTCTTCTAGCACACCCAGGCGCGGCGCTGAGTCAAACTCCACCACCTCCTTGGCGTCCGTGTATGCGGCTCCACAGCTGATCTGCAAGAGCTTCGACAAGCTAGCAGCGGCATTGACCGCTGTGATGGTCTCCCCTGCGGCTTGCACCAGCATCTGTTCCTTCAAGAGGTTGTAGTACTTGGTCTGCTGCGGAGTCAGCGGCACCTCACGGGTGAGCGTCATCACAGGTGGCAGGTCCAGGCATTGGTCCTTGGAGTAGCGGATAGCTGGTTGCAGTGCGTTGAACACCTTGTCCTTGGCATCAGGTCGTGGTGCCCACTTGTACATGGTGATCTTGTTCATCACCGCATCACGCCAGCCAGTGAAGAACATCGGCACACCGTCCGGGTTCACGAGCTTGGCTAGACCAAACGCATCAGCAGGCGACTGCGAGGCAGGTGTACCCGTCATCATCCACAGGTGGGTCTGCGGTCCAATGATTGACTTCAACGTCTTCCACCGCTTGGTGGTGCTCGTCTTGTAGGCGTTAGCTTCATCGACGATAACCAGATCAAACCGGCCATCGTTCTTGATCTCATCCGCAATCAGGTTTAGCCCGTCGTAGTTGCAGATCACGAAGTCATAGTCTTGCTGGATCATCTCGATGCGGCGTGATGCCTTGGGATGATGCGCCACGATTGCTGATCTGTGGATGATGCTGTTGTTCAAGTCGCTTAACCACGCAGACTGCATGATCGATAGTGGGCACAGGATCAACACACGCCGCACAAAGCCAAGCGTCATCAGATAGTCAGCAGCCCAGAGAGCTGCCAGCGTCTTGCCAGTGCCAGGGTCGTTGAAGCAGAACGCTTTCTTGTGCATCGTCAGAAACGATGCCGTCTCTATCTGGTGCGCCATAGGCTTGTATCGCCCGGGCCACTTATAGCGTCGGGTGATCGGGGATTGGATGTCTTTGACGCCTAAGTTCTTCAGAACTCTTGACTCATCCAGTCCCCAGTAAACCGCTACCTTGTATGTGTCTCCTTCTTTGTCGATGATCTTGTGCTTTGGAATGATGCTGTACTTCTCAGGGTTGCGCGTCTTAAAGACAAGCGCCTTGTCGTCGATGATCTCCATCTGCTTTCTCCATTGTTTTACTTGTCGCTCATGTTGGCCTTGGGGCTACGCAGTCGCGTGTTACCGGGCGTTGACTTGCCGCCTGCACGCAAGGGTTTGATGTGGTCGATGTGCTTTCCACTCCGATCCACGCCTTCCTTGTCGTACTTACGACGCGCTCGCTGGCGCTCGATCTGATCGGTTGTTTCACCGGATTTCTTTTGCAGCTTGTAGGCATGCTTGTAGTCTCGCTTTCCGTTGGTTTGTGTCATGTCAATCTCTCTTTCGGTTGTGCTCACAAGTCATGACCGGGCACCACCCGCACAGTGGCGTCGGCCTGGGGTTCCACACCCCGCTCTCATGCGCTTGTTCAATGCGGGCAACGCGTTCCCGATAGTCCCACCAGTACTCCTCGGCCTCACCGACCAGGAAGCTAGCCTTGGCAATGTCGTTCTTGACCACGAACAGCAACGCCCCAGACACACGACGGATATGCGGGAAGTGCGCAAACACCATCAGTGCCATGAGCTTTAGCTGCTCCCGGTCAGGGTACTTGTTGTTGCCGGTCTTGTAATCAACAACCCTTGCCGTGAGGTTGTCGTCATCAATAATTAAAAGATCGGCTATCCCCCGGCACCACACGTCTTTGTCTGCGAACCCGCAAGGCGAGAGGTCTGCACGCACACCCATCTTGTGCTCGCACAGCTTCCTACCGGGTTTTGACTTGAGTGCGTCAAGCGCGTCCTGGATGAAAGCAAACTGGGGCGGCAAGGGCGTGTCATCCTTGATGTAGAACTCCGCAGCCTCGTGCAGCTCCTTGCCGTAGATCGTCGCTTGGGTGTCGGTGAACGGGTAGTTCTTGAGCACCTTCACTTCGTGGTAACGGCGAGGGCAGCCCTCGTAATCTTTCAGGGAGCTGTGGCTCCAGGTGACTGGCTTCATATCAAAAACGCGCTGACTGGATGGCCCGGGCAAGCCGGTTGCTGAACTCCTCAACGAACGTCTCGTCGTTGTTCAGATCGGTGCGATCCATGTTCTCAAGTATGGCATGTGTCAGCTCGTGCCAAAAGGTTTCGTGAAGGGCGGATAGTTTCAAAGGTACGCCGTGATAGGACCTGCGTGCCAGGGTGATCGTGCGCTTGCCGTAGTGCACCTCACCCATCATCGCCCGTTCTTTCATCGACTCGACTACGTCAACGCTGTACCACTTGTCACCGATCTGTATCTTCTTTGGTAGTGTCAATTGCTTCATGCTTTCTCCTTATTTAATGTCGCCGTAACATCGGCTGTGGCCAACGTCTGAGTTGAGCGGTATCCCAGGCATGTACTTGGGCTCCGCAACCATCTGTTCCCACACCCACTTGGTTGCTTCTTCTGCTTCTTCAGCCGGTACCACCGCCCACAATTCATCATGGACTGTGCCTACCACGGGGTACTTTTTGCTCACCCGTAGCATGCCGTCTGTCATCACCACACGCGCAGTTCCCTGCACGATGTTGTTAGTGATCTTGCCTCCGTAGAGGTTGAGCACCGCAGGGCGCCCGTTCTTTTCACCATCATAAACCCATGCCCCGGTCTTGTCCCGGCGTAGGTTGCGGTAGAAGATCGACATGCCCGAAGGCAATACGATCTCCTCCTTTTTGAAGGTGACACATTTATACACGAACTCCTCACCACCGACAAGGGCTGACTTCAACAGCCGCTCGCACATATCCCAAAAGGTCGTCACCGGGTGGGCTGTAGCACGATAGTTGTCAATGATCTTCTTGGCCGTGACGCAGTGGATCAACAACTCCTGGTCGGTGCAGTTGTGCGGGATGCTGGCCATACGGGTCAGGTTGTCCTCCCAACCCATGAAGCGCTCGATGTACGCCCGGTCTATGCCCAGCTGCTTGGCGTCAGCCTTGGTATAGCGTAGTGGCGGAGCCCCCAGGAACCCCGTCAGAAGCTGCGCAGAGAAGCTCGCCCACCCCAGTTGATACCCAGCCCCCAGCAGGGCTGATTTCGCGCTCTGGCGCTCGATTGGATGCGTCTCCTTGGTCATGCCGGGAAGGCCGAACATCTGTGCACCGAACAGGGAGTACACGTCTTGGCCGCTGCGGAACATGGCCAGCACGTCCTCGTAGTCGGTCAGCCACGCCAGCACCCTGGGCTCGATCTGGGACAGGTCGCCCACCACCATCTCGTAGCCTTGCGGGGCCAGGATAGCCCGCCGCATAGCACCCCCACGCTTCAGGTTCTGCATGTTGATGGCAGCACCCCTCGTCGCCGTCCAGCGCCCAGACTTAGCGCCATAATAGTTAAGTGGTACTGGAAGGCGGCCCCGTTGTGAAATGTCAAGGAACCGTTGGGCTCGCGTTCGCTCTCCGGTCGATTTAACTTTAAGGCGAGCCTCACAAAGGTCGACAATGTCTTCACGGTCGCCATTGATAAGTGCCTGGAACAACGCATCGTTCTTGGCCAGTGCCAGGGACTCCTTGCCTGTGGTCTTGCTGATCTTTGTCGGAGGAGTAACCCCGAGCGTTTGAAGTAGGGCAGCAAACTTTTCATTCGACGCGAGTTCAGATTCATCCACGCCGAGTTGTCTGAGTAGGCCTTCACGTCGTTCCCCTTCCTCTTGTAGTGCGGTGATCAACACCTTGCGGTCCAGCTCCAACAGCGGGCGTGTGTACATCTTCAAGGTCATGTCGATCAGACGCAGCTCCTTTGCCGGATACCCTACCGCCAGACGGTCGAATACGGACTCGCATAAGAAGACGTCGTGCTTGCAGTACTCGGCCAGTTCCAGTTCAATCTCAGGGGTGAGGTCAATGAGGCCGTCGGTACTATGCACAGCCTGCCCCTTGGGCGGTAGGCCGAAGTCCTCGGCCAGCTTCATCAGCGAGTTACCGACTTCCAGGCCGCGTAGAGCTCGTGCCATTGATAGCGAGTCGAAGATGAACGCGGGTTCAACACCGTATACCCAGGAGAGGATCGATACGTCGAACTGTGCGTTATGAGCAAGGACTGCGGTGGTTGACCAGTCGTAAGTCCCCAGGATTCTAGGTAGCTCATCTCCTCGATACCACTGGGTGACTCGGTCAGTTCCGTACTCATGGATGCATGCGCCGAACGCCTTGAAACGCTTGTCACGAATGTACTCCTCAGTTGTCATCTTGGACAGCGTGTAGTCTGTCTTGTCCCAACGTGTCTCGAAATCGATTGTCAGTATGCGTTTGTATGGTGCTGTCATGATGGTTTTCTTTCTCCTGTCTCAAATTTTTCTCGCTCGTCAAGAGCGTTGTGTGAGTAGAACATGTCGTCCACTTCCTTGGGTTCGCACCAACAGTCAACGGGTACATGCTCTCTCAGGTCATCTACCGGTACAACGTGTTGCACACCGGCGTTGTCCGTCTTTATCTGCCACCCACTCAATTGAACATCTCCCGGGCAGGTGCGTCCTCGGTCACGACCGCGCCCATCACCTCTTGTGCTTTGTTCAGTATCTCCATGCACTCCATCTCGGAGGCGCCCACGCTGATCGTCATCAGGTGGTCGTTATTATCGACAAGCAAAACTGCCTTGTGGCCGCCGTCTTCCACGTAGCACTTGGCGAGCTTACTCAGCAGCAGGGCAAAGTGCATCCGCTTGTCATCAGATAGGTCCTCCAACAGGGTGAGCGTGTCTGCCCACTCCGTTTTCAGCTTTTGTTTAATCATCGCATCCATTGCAGTAACTCCTTTATGGTGGTCATGTTTTCTTCGTTGATCACGTACGCCATACCGCCAGCTGCGCGTATTGCGTTGATCTCTTTCTCCTGTAGGGCAGTCGTCTTGCCCTTCCCCGCTTTGCACTCGAAGGCAATGAAACGCCCCGCGCAACACGCAATGATGTCGGGTATGCCCGCCCTCCCCATCCCGGCTTGGA